GTTTTATTGTTACATCCACAAGCAAACAGTTGGACAGGGTAACTACTCAGTTCTGGGCCAGGCTGCTGGTAGCAGAACACTTACACGGGGGTGTAGCTCAGTTGGGAGAGCGCATGCTTTGCAAGCATGATGTCGCAAGTTCGATCCTTGTCACCTCCACCAAGTTTTATTCCGAAGTAGCGTAGCGGTAGCGCAGGAGACTGTTAATCTCTTGGTCGGTGGTTCGATCCCACCCTTCGGAGCCATTTTTATACCCGATTAGCTCAGTGGTAGAGCAATCGCTTGATAAGCGATAGGTGAGTGGATCGTTACCACTATCGGGTACCAAGTATCTTTGATCGAGTAAGGTTTGGGGTAAGCGGCACCTGGTAGTTTGAAAAACCCTAGTAGAGAATAGCCGACACAGCAAGGAAAAAGATCACATCTTAACGATGACGAACATTCCGATGACTTGCTATATGGAAGTTACTGAGGTTGGCTCCTCACACAGTCTTGAAAACTGTAGTTACCAGGAATGGTAAATCGTTCGATGCGATTAACTTCCGCCCTTACTACAATGTAGTAAGGCCGGAAAGGCAGCTGCTGCCCTAGGTGGTGGATTTAAAGGAAAAAAACATTCCGAAGCTACTAAGCAATATATGTCAACTATATTAACAGGACGACCCGGAACATTCGTTGGTAAAACACATTCTATAGATACTAAAAATTTATTGAGTACTATTAAGAAAGGTACTGGTGTAGGAGAAAGGAACTCGCAGTTTGGCACAATGTGGATTACAAATGGCGTAGAAAATCTTAAAATACGCAAAGAAGAGCTTGACAACTACCTAATTAGAGGTTATAATAAGGGTAGAAAGTTTTAAATCGAGGGTTGGGTGAGTTGGCCGAAACCAGCAGTTTGCTAAACTGTCGTACCAGAAATGTGTACCATCCGTTCGAATCGGATACCCTCGGCCAAACAACAGAACCGGCCACGCCTCTTAACAATGCGCAACATCAAACGTGGATTTACACGTGACGCTATAGGACGCTATAGTCTACGGTCTTCCGGGAGGATAACTCCCAACTTATTCCTTTTAGTTTAATTGGCTCATGGTGTAGTGGTAGCACAACAGGTTTTGATCCTGTTAGTTCTAGTTCGATTCTAGATGGGCCTGCCAAACAACAATGCAACGGTACCAGAGTGGCCTAATGGCAAGGACTGCAAATCCTTTGTACGTCGGTTCAAATCCGACCCGTTGCTCCAAATGCCCTGTTAGTTCAACGGATAGAATTAGAGTCTTCGAAACTCAGGATGGGGGTTCGATTCCCTCACAGGGCTCCAGTTGACATTTTGAGTAAATGATAGTATAATACACACATGACTGAAGAAGAACAATTAGCCTGGGATATACTAAGCACGTCTAATCATGCGGACTTTAAAGAATATCGTATGCTACATCGTACCACGTGGCTAACTAAAACACGCAAAATCTTATTGATTAGTGACATGGATACAGCACATATCATAAGTTGCATTAATATGTTAGAACGATTAGAACAACAGTACACTTTTGCCTACAGTGGCTTAATAGAAGAACTAAGAAAACGCGGACAACAATACAATGGACTTCACAATCAACCCATCATACTTAACTGATGTTACTATTCACAACGAATGGAACACCTATACACAAAACGGTCGTGAACCGACCGCTGAAGAATTACTACTGATCTTACAAGGCAAAGGTAAATGTAGCACTACAAGTTCAGAGGACCATCCAGAGTTTGCTAAATTGCGCGAGCAGTTAGGCGAGTTAGGTTACATTCGTATTGAACGCAGTTGGTGGAATGGTGATATAGTTCTAAAGCCGTTTACGCTTAACGGAAGGAAGTTTAAAGTGGGTGTGCAGTTTAGCTGTGGCAGTGCAATGGGTACGCACCTCGCTGTTCGAGCCAAACACCCAGAGTTATATAAGGATGAATACGATGATGAAACCTTGGATTGAAAATATTAGTCTTGATGATGTACGCAAAGGATATCACTACGACCCTGGTTTCAACAGTATGCTAATTCAGATTGTAGATCCTGGTACAGAATTCCCAACACCTAAGTATGCATTCCGTACTGTGCGTCAGTTCTACTTCTTAGATGTAGAAGAAAGCGACAGCGAAAAGTTTTACTATGAGGCAGCAATTACCAACGCTGATGCTAAGGGTATTGCCGAAGCATTAAAAGAAGCATGGGAACAAAGTATGAATGTAGTGGTACACTGCCATATGGGTGTAGCACGTAGTGGTGCAGTGGCAGAAGTAGGCCATATGATTGGATTCAGGGATACAGAAAAATACCGTATTCCAAATCTAATGGTCAAACATAAACTAATGCATTACTTGGATTTAGTCTAGTAGTAAATACAATATAAGGGCAGTATATGAAAAAACTGAATTTCGATGAAGTACGTGATTTTATCAATGCACAAAGTGAAGAAACAAAAATTTACATCGGCGGCGATAGTACACGTTTCCGTAAAAATGGACAATGGCATGCTGAATACACTTTAGCTGTGGTTGTACACATTGATGGCAAACACGGCTGTAAGATATTTGGTGAAAGTTCAACAGAAGTAGACTACGACCAAAAACGTAATCGTCCTAGTATGCGCTTAATGAATGAAGTTTACAAAATTTCAGAACTGTACTTGAAGTTACATGAAGTATTAGAAGGGCGCGATGTTGCTGTACACTTAGACATCAACCCAAACGAAGCCCACGGTTCAAGCTGTGTAGTTCAACAGGCCATTGGTTATATTCGCGGAACATGCAATGTTATCCCAATGGTTAAACCAAACGCATGGGCCGCAAGTTACGCGGCTGATAGATTGCATCACATATTAGCAGCATAATTTAATTATATAAGGATTAACATGGATTATAAAATAGCAGACATTAGCCTAGCGGTATGGGGTCATAAAGAAATTGCAATTGCAGAAACAGAAATGCCAGGGTTAATGGCAATTCGTAAAGAATTAGAAGCTAAACAGCCACTTAAGGGCGCACGTATTACAGGGTCATTGCACATGACTATTCAAACTGCGGTACTGGTACAAACTCTTGTGGCGTTGGGTGCAGAAGTACGGTGGGCAAGTTGTAATATTTTTTCAACGCAGGACCATGCCGCGGCAGCACTAGCTGATTCGGGTATTCCTGTATTTGCTTGGAAAGGCGAAACAGAAGACGAATATTGGTGGTGTTTAGAACAAACAGTTACAGGCAAAGATGGATGGCGCCCTAACATGTTGTTAGATGATGGGCATGACCTAACTTGGTGGATACATAATAAGCATCCAGAACTATTAGCAGACATCTGTGGTGTAACAGAAGAAACAACCACAGGTATTCACAAAATTAATGAAGCAATTGCCAACGGTAGTTTCCGTCTACGTGCTATTAACGTAAATGATAGTGTAACTAAGAGCAAGTTTGATAACTTATATGGTTGTCGTGAAAGTCTAGTAGATGCTGTTAAACGTGCTACAGATGTTATGATTGCTGGTAAGGTTGCTGTAGTAGCAGGTTATGGTGATGTAGGTAAAGGTTCAGCACAGGCATTGCGTGCATTAAGTGCTCAAGTTTGGGTAACTGAAGTTGATCCAATCTGCGCCCTGCAAGCCGCAATGGAAGGCTACAAGGTTGTTACTATGGATTATGCCGCAGACAAGGCAGACATTTTTGTAACAGCCACGGGCAACGTAGACATCATTACACATGATCACATGATGCAGATGAAGCACAATGCCATTGTATGTAACATTGGTCACTTTGACAGTGAAATTCAAATTGCCAGTTTGGTCAACTATGAGTGGGACGAAATTAAACCACAGGTAGATCATGTAACCATGCCCAATGGTCGTAAGATTATTATCTTAGCTAAAGGAAGACTAGTAAACTTAGGTTGTGGTACAGGACATCCAAGTTTTGTTATGTCGAACAGTTTTACTAATCAAGTAATCGCACAGGTAGAAATGTACACTAACTATGCTAACTATGAAATTGGTAAGATGTACTTGTTGCCTAAACACTTAGATGAAAAAGTTGCCAGCTTACATCTAGCACAGATTGGCGCAGAGCTAACTACATTAAATCAAACACAAGCAGATTATATTGGAGTTTCGGTCACCGGACCATTCAAACCCGATACGTATAGATATTGATTGACAATATAATCGTTTGATAGTATAATACACAATCAAATAAGGAGAACGCCGTGCGTTTAGCAATAGCATCAGATATACATTTGGAATTTGGTAGTATTGAGCTAACCAATGACCAAAATGCTGATGTCTTAATCTTAGCCGGCGATATCTGTGTTGCTCGAGACATTGAATTAGCCGGCAAAAACATGTACAGTAATCGTAAACGTACTGATCGTTACATGGAATTTTTTCAGCAGGTAAGCAAAGCGTTTCCTAAAGTAATTTACGTAGTGGGAAATCACGAGCACTATGATGGTGATGTTAAGTACACAAACGGCATTCTTAAACGTGCGTTAGCAGAGTTTGACAACATCCATATACTTGAAAAAGAAACATTAGAACTCGATGACATTACATTTATCGGTGCTACTATTTGGACAGATATGAATGGTGGTGACCCACTTACATTGCAGGGTATTAAAAATGCAATGAATGACTTTAGGTGTATTAATAACAGCAACAACATGGTATCACGTAAAGTTCCTCTATATGACAACGAACACTTAGCTGCTAACCCTGAAGGTTATGTAGTACGTAACGTTATTGGGCATAAGTTTAAAGAAGAAGCCAGCAAGTTTACTCCAACCGACGCAATGGATGATCATAAGCAAGCAATAGATTATATTAATCACGTTGTTGCCAATGATACAACTAAGAAATACGTAGTTGTTGGACATCACGCACCTAGCATGCAAAGCTGTGCTGATAGGTTCCGTGGTGACAGGATTATGAACGGTGGATTCTATACAGAACTCGGTGACTTCATAGCCTATCGCCCAGAGATCAAACTTTGGGTACACGGGCATACACATGATACATACGATTATGTAATTGGCGAAACACGTGTTGTTTGTAACCCACGTGGTTATATTGGATACGAAGATCGAGCCGAAGAGTTTGAGTTATTGTATGTTGACATTATATAAAACGGGCACTTCGGTGCCTTTTTTGTTGACTTTAATTTCTATAGGCAGTATACTAATTATATGAACTACACACTTGAACAAATTATAGAACTAGCAAAAGAAGTAGAAACGACTGATGCTATAGATTGGGATAACTTACCGTTGAATAAAGATAGTAT